GGGGGTGCGATGGAGCGTCGGTGCGCGTTAAAAAAAAAGGTAACTTCGGTTGCCTTACGTGCATTAGACCTGTCGATGACCTGTTTAGGGTGTTAAAACTCGGGTTTCGTACCCGGGTACTCCCTATAGGCAGCAGCAGTTCTTAATTGCGGAGAAGAAGCCTCTGACGTTAAACGATTAAGTTTAACTCTTTGATATCCTACATGAAAAGAAATGTAATTTCTCCTCAGCGTAGTGATGTTCAAAGTGTGCTTCGTAAATTAAATGGTATGATCGCTAGAAATGGCGGTCGCGGATGGATCAATTGGCTCTTGCGAGTCAATTGGGCCATTCGTGGAGGTAATACTGCAGCATTGGCTAGATCGGCGGTTGTGTGTATGCGTGTGTTCCACCAACTCTCTCGCTCGCAAGGGCGAAAGGGGTTAGTCCTGTATACTAAGAATTGTTATGTTCTTACTATGCAGGCCGTAGGTGGCCACCGTCTACATGCTAGCCATTCCCTTGGGATGGCTGTGGGTCGAGATCGTGGCGGTCTCCCGAGTGTAATACCTCGAGAGCACCGTAGACGTATTAGACAGGGTGACAGGGCGATTCTCCGTATTTGGCTATCTTGGTTCTCGATTTATCGAGTTCTAAGCTATTCCGGTATGTTGAAATTGAACACTATCACTGACCCTGGGAAAGACTTGTCTTTCTGTCAGGTCGAGTTAGGTGCGGCAATCCAGTCGTTCTTAACCTCTGTCTTACGTCTAAAGAAGTGGGAAACCACTCTTGACGAACCCGAATTCCGATCGTTATCTAAGTCAACACCTTGTCTTTGAGGTAAGGGACAGAAGGTCTCTTGGTCCCCAAAGGGGATCCTTTATGGTGCATCATTTCTGATGGCCAATGAAGTGTATCCTTCTTTTGAACGCTTGGTTATGTACCTGCCGAAAGGCTGTACGTTTGCTAAGGTTTGAAAGGAGGCGAAAGCCGGAGTGGTTCCTATTACTCTTCCAATTGGAAAATTGGGATTGAAACAGGAGGCCGCCGGTAAGGTGAGAGTGTTCGCTATGGTCGAGTGCTGGACCCAATGAATATTGGGTCCGCTTCATGAATTTGTTTTCAAGAAGCTGCGATCACTGCCTAGCGACGGTACTTTTGATCAGTTCGCGCCTGTTCAGTCGTTGATCGATTCGGGGAAAACCCGTTTCTGATGTTACGACCTAAGTGCGGCTACTGACCGTCTACCTGTAAGTATCCAGGCTCAACTTTTAAATTGAATCTTCGGATGAGATTTTGGTTGGGCTTGGGCTCACTTGCTTGTAGGCCGACAGTACGTCGTGCCTCAGATACTGCCACCTGGCATATCTGTGAAGGGCGAGCTGCCGAAAACCGTTTGTTATGCAGTGGGACAGCCAATGGGAGCACTTTCGTCTTGACCATTGTTAGCGCTGACTCACCACTTTATTGTACATTGGGCTGCTGCCCGTAAAGGGTTTACTTGGGGTTCTTTCTGAGATTACGCGGTTCTGGGTGACGATATTATTATCGCGCACGGGGACGTCGCGGGCTCATACTTGACTCTTATGGAGTCTCTGGGCGTGGGTATCGGTATTCACAAGTCTCTAGTCTCCCGCAAGGGGGTACTGGAGTTTGCGAAACGATACTACGTCCAGGGCCAAGACTGTTCGCCAGTTCCTTTTAAGGAAATGGTGGCGGCACTAGCTGATTTCGAGTCTAGCACGGAGTTCATACGTAAGTATGAGCTCGGTGCCAAGTCGATCGCTGGATTCCTAGGATTAGGGTACAGAGTCCGTGGACACCTGTCTGCGACTTTTGATAAAATTAACCAGAAACTTGCTACTATAGGAATATGGAGGGCATCCCCGTGAGGACCACTTGGACTGAATACTAATTCATGGCTAAATACCATGTCTTGAGACATTCGTCCAGAGTGGTTGGTGCAGGATCAGGAAACCTGACCTGTGCTGCCTCCGGGGCCGTCCGAAAAGATAACGGCTCAGGCCCTTAAGGACCAGAGCCGTATCGACCGTATCAGGAGCTTGCTCCCGACACGTGGTACATATTCCGGTAACAAGATGACTGTGGATTGGATGGAGCACGGGCTTTATAAGGCGGCGTCCGCTGTCACAGAGACCTTCGAAGAGAAGGCTCCCTGGGCAACCGGTCCGTGTTATAACGTTCTGTGCCGAATTCAGGAGAATTACTGAGCGAGGTCAATACCTCCACTTAAAAGCGACCTGACTACTTACCGTTCGGTAATAGACAGATTCAAATTATCTGTCGGGAAACCCCTGACAGATGAGAAGTTTTTAAGTTGAGTAAAGACTCGTTTAGAGAATTCTTCGATCCATGGTCCACGTAAGATCGGAGAGGTGACATCATTGAAGGATCGTCCTTCCGTGTTGTTTCCAACTAGATTGTGACGTTCCCTTAGAGATAAGGAGCAAACTGGTCCAGTAGAGCGACGAAGTGGGAAAGTGGAAAAGGCAGGTAACTAAATGGGACCTGATCCTATGGTGATCGGAGGTCGTTGGCGGTTCGTAGCCGCTGGCGGGTGTCCGGCCCTAGGCTCTCTTGTTCCGTTTAGGAGCAATGTGAGATACCCTAAGTGTCGTCCAGGTGCGCTAGTGGTTCGAAGCCATTGGTGTATGCTGGCCCTTAGGGCCTCGCAGTGTTAGGAGCTATAAGTCGAAAGGCGAATGTGCTTCTCTCCTTCCCTAATCTACCAACCTTGTTCGGTTTGATACTGGAAAGGGTTTGATGTTGCAGTGTTACTTTCGTGAACTGGAAACCCTGAAAAGGGGGGCCTGGTTCAGAAAATATTTACATGCATTTGAGCATCACCTAGGCAGCGAAATCTCGAAAGAGTGGGGTGCTGTCTAGTATTT